CAGGACATCTTCAGTAGTGAACAGAGTCGGATTGCCAGAACCCTTATAGTCCTTGCGAGCCTTCACTGCAGCGCGAATGAATGCCTTAGCCTTCTGATCATCCGTAGCATTCTCAGCATAGGTAACATTGGTCTTGATGGTGAACAGAGCTTCATCTTTCCAGATCGGGCGAATGTGATCCTCGGGGATCTTATCATCACTCGAAGCCAGCCGACCATCGCCAATCAGGACAGCACGAGCAATTTCCTCATCCAGCATTACCCGCATCTCGCCCTTAAGCCAAGCGATAACGTCGAAATCGGTGATGTCCACAACGTCATCACGATCCATCTTCTGCTTCTTATAAACAGTCGTAGGAGCAGTCGAACGCTTCAGCAGACCGAAGAACTCTTCCTTCTTCATCTTACCCTTGATGTAACCCTTCGCACGAGCTTCATCCTCGGTCAGGTCTGCAAACATCGACTTAATGCGGCTAAACGGAGTGTGCTTCACGCCGTTCATAACAGTGCCAACCCAACCGGTATCACGCTTAATAAATGCCGGGGGAGTATTCAGCACATGATCTTCCGGATACAGGTACTCAACATCATTGATACCATGCTGGAGTGCACTCTCCTTCATGCTGCCATAACGCTTTGCATCGGTGATAACCTCCATCATAGCGTCGTGGCTAAGAGTCTCCTCAGGAACATCGTTCTCAAATACATTATGCTTCACGTCATTATCCTCCTCGTCAGAACCTTTTTCTTCCAGAGCTTCGGCAATCAGTGCATACATCACATTCTTCTGCTCTTCGGTCATACTGTTAACAACATCGCCAACAGTCTTCTCATTGGTATTATCAGCCATATTTTCCTCCTTATTACCATCCGAATGCTCGATGGTATTCTCTTCCTCGGATTTATCAGCATGAACAATCTCAATGTCGCAATCACCGGAGTAGATAATAGCTTCTTCCGTAGATTCCTCACCAGAATGTTCAAGAACTGCTTCAATTACAGCACCAGGATTCGCGCCAGCCAGTACAACACTGACTTCGCGAATGGTACCATGCAGAACATCACTACCAACTTGCTTAAGCTGGTTTGCATAAATGGAAAGACTTGCAATATCGCCATGTTCAATAAGTGCCTTTACATTTCGTGCCTTAGGAGTGTCATTCAGAGTGCAATATGCATAGACACCGTCATCTCGATTCTCCAGATCGGCATGACCAATTACATTTTCAGGTTCGTCATGCTTATGGTTCCAGACAAGAGAAACGCGAGTACCATCTTGATCTCTAAACGCATTCCTACGAATTGTTCGGCCATCAGAACAGCGCAAATCATTCTTAGTAGCCCAGCCACTAAAGGTATAATCAGCCCCCATTTTGAATCGCCTCCTTATTCTTCATCTTTAAACCCATAGGTCTCTTTATTTTGCATTTGTTCATCAGATTGATTAAGGTTCTTGTTTCTAAGTTCATCAGCAGAAGGATCGGCAGACGGTTTCATACCAACAATCTGGCGGATCTCATTACCAGTAAGAATTTCATTACGAGTAAACGTATCTGCAATGTCTGCAAGTTTAGATACAGGAACAAGTTTAAACGGATCTCTATAGAACTGAATTGATTGCTTTTGGCTTCTAGCAGTCTTTGTTAAGAACTTACGTCTAAACTCCTCAGCAACAGCAGAAAGAAATACTTCAATAGTACGATCGTAATAATTTTGCATTACTTCCTCAGATGCTGAGCCATTCAGAATTTCTTCCGTGATGCCAAGCTGCGAGTAACCAAGTTTCGTAAGATACTCGACCTGAGACATAATGTTATTATCGAGACTTCTATTAAGTTGAGTAACCTTTTCGGTCGAATCTACATATGCGATGCCATACTTCGATCCTGCCAATTGCATCTCGATATCTTTACGACGCTCTTCTGCTTGCTTTCTTCGAGCCTCTGTCTTAACAATGTATGGAAGGGAAATGAGAAGATCAAGTTTGCCAGCACCAGACTGTTCATCGACTTGATCGAGAATACTGAGTTTGCGAGTAAGACGTTTAAAAGTAGAATTAGGGGCATTCATTACTGCATAGAACGGATTCTCGATAAGAGCAGTAGTAGATTTGGAGACAATAATGTCTTCCTTATTACCTGTGTTCTCATTATATAACCGAACTTTAACATAATGTGGCATCCATTCTAGAACTTTGCCAACTCGCATTTCCAGAATTTCATAAGAACCAGTACTTGGATTGATGGATGTATCGGTAGGAACTACTGCTGCAACACCTTCATCAATCATCGTCATGATTACATCCTGAACAAATGCCCGACCCGTCTGATCTCGATTCGCCTCAATAGACAAACAATTATTCAATCCCGAGTTGATTTCACTAACAAATCGACCATTCTCATCGAGACGAACATGTCGAATGTCAACTTTTGCGCAATCAGTAGCGATACGATTGTAAATTGGAGTGATAATTGTCTGCTCATTGCCATAATTCAATCGAAGACGATCAGGACGAACAGTAGTCATTTGCTCATTATATACATAACGAATCTGCTGTTCCTCATTTCCTTTAAATGCATTCCAGGCGTGCTGAAGCTTTGTTGAAAGACTTGGCATCAGTTAACACCTCGTATATATTACATATAAGTTGTAGTTTTATAAGTTGTTTTCACTGGGGACTTTTTCTTAATTTTAGAAACAAGTGTATCCAACTTATACGCAAGACTGCTATAGTACTTTTTAGCAAATACTTCTGCATTTCTAATGCTTCGTTCCGCCTGTGCTGTAGCTTGTTTTGCTGCGTTGAGATTAGACATCTGACTTTGCCTAGCTTTTTGGGCTTTGCTTTTATAATTAGTATATTGCTGATTCCACCAAACTGACTCAGATGTATCATTGTGCACGTATTTACCCAAAAGTAAGAATGTACTCGCTGCAGAATTTTTAATGCCAGTAATAGCGCCAATTGTAGCTTTATTATAAGAAGAAACTAGCTTTCTGGCTTCTTCAGCAGCATCTGAATATACTTTAGATTCTTTTTCATACGTATTAGCCTGCTCTGTATACTTAGTCATATTTTCTTTTGCTGTATATCCAGTAACATCCTTAATTTTAGTAACTAAAGATTTAGATTTTTTAGTAACTTTAGTAGACGATGGATCTTGATAAGTATAAACCCATTTACCAGAAGAATCTTTAGTCCTAGTAATATACTTATGATTATCACTAGCGGATCCTTTGGAATAATGCATAAGTTCTGTGCCATCGCTCATGTGACAGATGAAATCCAATATATCACCTCCCCTATTCATAAGTTTATTAACAAACTTAATAAATATTGAGTTTATCTTTAAGCCAAGACTTAGCAGTAGATACTTTTGTGGAAAGTTTGTCAATTTTACTAGCAATTGACTTTTCATACTTCTTAGTATACATATCAGCAATTCTCTGACTGCGGGCTGCTTGATTAGTATTATTCTTTGCAGATCTAAGGTACTTCATTTGAGATTCTCTAGAAGCGGATGCTTCTTCTTTATATTCAGTAGACCTGGAAGAATATTCATCAGCTTTTTTCTTTGCTTTATTCGAAGAATGCACATCTGAATGATATTGATTAGTTCCAAAAATCTTTCCGATTGTATTACTATTAGCTTTCTCAGAGTATTTATCTGATTTCTCATACTCTTTATTTGCTAATTTTTTGCTTGATACAGAACTCTTTAAATTACTATGGGTTTCTACCCTAGCACTATTGGCACTACTCTCATCATTAGCAGCGGCAATTCTATAATTAGCTGCTTGCTTATTATATTGTGCTGCTTTTTCCTTAGCAGTATAACCAGTTGCATCTTTTACAGCAGTCTTAGCAGTATCATAAATATATTCCCATTCACCCTTTGCATTTTTAAATTTTTCAATATATTTATGACTACTATGCATAAGTTCAGAACCATCACTCATATGACAAATGTAGCCAATGGGAATATCTTGATTCCAATAATTCGCCAAAGTTATTACCTCCCTATTTAAGCAGTATCAACGCTCTTATTCTTATATGCAATTTTGCCAGAACCCCAGACACCGTTCTTAATTTGTTGCATGTCATAGCCTCTGTCCGCCAGAGCAGTATAAACTCCAACATCTCCGCGTTTGGCAACATATTGCACAACACGACCAGATGGGGTTTGGACATCACCAACATTCTTATTCATCAACTCAGCAAGTTTTTTATTGTATGCATTGACATAAGTCATGCTAAGCTTACCGGATGCATTTCGCATTGGCGTTGTGGGATTCAGTTCATTTTTGAGATAAGAAGAGAGCTCAGCCTTCGATTTCTTGTAAGTCTCTTTATAGACTTTCTGCTCATTCTTCTTCACCCATTTCATATCTTGTTTTTGTAAATGTTTCCTACCAGCTTCAGTAAGTGTTCCGTCTTCGTTTTGATAACGTCTAACACCCCACTTTTGGCCGAGGATGCCATGATGTGCGAGTTCTGCCATATGGTTATCCTCCTTAATCAAATGCTTCTCTATTGAGCTTATAAGCCACGTATGCATCGAGCATAGCAGCGACGTTATCAATCTTTTGAGAATGTCTCTCTTTGAGTAGCTTGCGATTACCATTGGTATCTTCCAAAGCTATGCAGTTGCCCATTGCAAATGTCATAAGTTCTTCGTCGAACAATAACATCCTACTCTCAGCAAGTTTCCTTAATTCGCCAAGAGGCACAGACTCTGTTTTAGCACCCTGAATGACCTTCTCAATACCAAAAGGTCCATTCTCTCGTCCCCATCTCTCAACAAATTCTTGAGCATTATAAGGGTCATATCCGAAGCATCTAACATCATACCCCGCGTCGGTAATAAATACATCAAGGTCATCGTATACCTGCATCATATCCAGAACAGTCCCCTCCATGATTATTAACGAACCTTCACGTATGAATTCTTCGTATTTAATTCTCATGGCTTGAGTAAGTCTGGATAGTGTCAAAGATGTTATGTAACTCCTGGTCTTAACGCCAAAAGACCCATCATTAATCGGGAATAAGAATGTAAATGCACAGAAGTCATCACCTCTAGAAAGGTCGGCGCCCATAGCACAGGGCATCTGCCAGAATGTTCTGCGTCTATGAGGAAGTGTCTGCTCATACGTAAAGAAGTATGTATAACCTTCTGTAGGAATGCCGAAACGTTTTGCAAGGGTATCATTTCTAGTAGCCGGAGCTTTTTCAGCACGTTCAACTTCTAGTTGATACGTCTCATAACTAACCGTCTTTCCCAAATTCGGATTTGCTTTAATCCACATTTCTGGATGGGCTACTTCCTCAACAGAGTCAAGTTTGTAATACCAAATAGAGACATGGGGATTAACATATTCTCCTTTTAGGATAGACATTAGCTCCATTTTGATTGTATCACCAGAACCGTTTCGAACTGTGCCCTCAGAGCTGGTTGCCACAATGAGGTAGTCGTCAACTTTGGATGCGCCTTGCTCAATTGCGCCAATAGGATCTTCTCTAAGATCACCAGAAAGCCATTCATCGACAGTTGCTACTTTACATCTAAGACCCTGAAGCTTATTGATGCTAAGTGGTCTTGCTTCGAGTAGGGAACCGGTTAAAAAGTTCTCGACACCTTTCTTAGTAGATGCTAATTTCTGTCTATCGGCTTTGGAGCCTGTAGTATTCTGTAAGGAGCCTTCCGTTAAGAATTTAAATAATGGCCCACGAGCTCTAGTAATAGAAGTTCTGATAGGAGACAATACTTCTTCAGCTAATTTCATTGTTGGTGCAACAGTAATTTGATGAGTCGTAGAAGTGTCAACATTCAAGAAGTACGATTGCAAACAAGAATCGTACATAGACTTCGATGCTCCACGACCGACAATAAGATACTGTTTATTGACCAATCTTTTCTTTATTAGCTTACGAACAAATCGACCACCACTACCTGAAGGATCTGGTTCCCAAACACTACGCTCCGCAAAGTAATACCACCCAAATATCTCTTCGGCCCATAACTTAAATGAGTCGAGCATGACGAGATCCGTGCCATCTGTAAGAGTCAGTTCGTTTTCACAATAAGCAATAAATCCATTAATAGCTTGGTCATCATACCAAATGCCTGGATTAGCAATGAGAGAATCAATACGATTCATCTCCATCTCGATCTCTTTGTTGACAGGAATTTCACCTCGTAAAACGGCATCCCTAAATTGTCCATAATAGATCGGAGTTGCAGTGTTTGATAATGACATTGTTACTTATCCTTATCTTTCTTCTTGTCCGATTCGGTAGTAATGCCCATAGATTGAAGCATAGTCTTAACCAAAGCTTTGCTACCTTGATTAATAAGTTCGTTCATGATTGAGTCAACAGCTTTACTACCATACTTACTTACAAAAGATTTAGTTTTTACTGGAGTAGGATTCAATTCACTATACAATCTTCTGTACTGAGATTCAAGTTGCATTCGATTAACAGCATCCCTGATTTCAGACTCAGACATTTCTTTAACAGACTTAGTTACCTGCTGTTTTGGTTGTTCAACTTTACTTGCAGTCTGCTTCTTTTTAATGACTGTCTTACTTTCTGTTACTTTTGTAGCAGTTTTAACAGTTTTAGGCAATGGATCGCCTACTCCATAGTGCTTTCTACCTGCATCTGTAAGACTTCCATCCTCATTTTGGTACTTACGTACGCCCCATTTCATTCCAGAAACGCCATGGTGAATCAATACACCTCGCACCTATATCACCTCCTAATATTCACTAATTAAGCAGTTACGGCGGTTCTGCTCCTCCTGTGGTGATCTCTTGAGCTGTATGGGGATCAACTTCGAAATTGATACGCCACTCCAGTTCTTTGATTTGCTCTTGAATAGCAGTAGAGATCCCAGAAGAAGTAGGAGGATCAAACAGCATTCTTACTCTAAGACAAACATAGCTCTTAACCGTGTCAAGATCATACTTTTCGGGAATGAGTTCAGTCCAAGTAGAACTATTATCATTAACACGAGTAATACCAGTCTCAACACCAAGCTGATGAAGGATGGTAAGTACAGAATTAAGTGCTGTAGTGATGTCAATATCGAATGCTGTATTTTCAGGATCAATGCCGATTGTCTTCTTGACTGTATCGAGAATACTATCTGTCAATGTGCAGCACCTCCTATTTTCCAAGGACATGTATCATTTGGAGTTCGTTCAGTATAAGTATTATTTCTTAACTCAACGTTTCCATATGTAATAGCCCTGTGTGTTGGATCTGAAATTGTGATCAAATATCTTGGGTTCAGAAGAAACTCGCTTGCTTCCTCTAAATCTTCCATTTCTATCGGAACCATGTGGTGAACAATTGTAGTTCCAAATATCGGATGATCTGGATGAGCCAAATCGCAGCCATTATCTCTAATGATTACTTCTCTGCGAACTCTCTTCCATTCTGTTGAACGATAGAATTGCTGATTGAAGACTCGCATGAAGCCGAATTTATCTTCTCCGATTTCTCCAGCAAGTTTTAGGTATTCAAATCGCTCTTCGAATGTAGGAAGTTGAATAAGTTCATCATACGTACGGATAATCCTGTTAAGGTTCCTCATTATGTCCACCATAAAGTTTCATTGCAGCAATAGCATCTGCATAAAGTTCCTCTGTATGCTTAGAAGTCTTAATAGCTTCGGTCTTTGCTTCGAGGAGTTCATTCTCTTTCTTAAGTTTTTCGCGTTCGAGTCGTTCTCTCATGCAGCCAAGCTTAAGATAGTGAGTAATTACCTGAGAAGAAGCTGTTCCTTCTTCGAGTTGTTTTTCGGCCAAGTTAATAG